AAACCCTTAAATACCACAACGGATGGAAATAGATTAAAGATGAACTTGCAGTATTTTGCTGAAGGGGCAGATGAGGCTGCAGGTTCAGTTACCGGAAGAACAGCGGATATTGGTAGTGTAAAGGGTGGTACTGGTGCTGTTAAGGGAACGAGTAAGACTGTCGACCCTAATAAGTTAAATCATATCTTTGGAAAAACTGAGCATAAACTTGATACGTTATTATCAAAATTTGGTGGAGACCAAGTGAAAGCTTACAATGCATTAGAAAAAGCGACTCAACAATATGTAAATTCAAATAAAATAACTGGAACATTTAAAGATATTATTGTAAATGTTAATGGAGTTGATGTAACTGTTAGAGGAACTGTTATTAATGGGCAGGTTAAAATAGGTACAGCATTTATTCCTTGATAGGGGGTAAGAATATGGAGCATGCGGAATTTGAAATGAAACTGATAGAGATGTTACTATCAGGTGATGATGAAGTTCTAAGCAAGTTAAGGAAGCAGTATGAGGTTGCAAAAATTGTATCAAGAGAATTTTCTGAAGCTGGGTTTTATACTTCATTTTTAGTAGAGAATAGAAGCGATTTGTGTATAATGAATAAATCATTTCATATTGGTGATGTTGATGGTAATGTTGATGGAATCGAAGGTGCAGTCGGTTTTGTGCTCTATGTTAAAAATGGATATATTACGCTGTTGGAAGGTTACACAAATGCGGTTGATACATGGCCTAAATCGTATGACAATATAGTGCTTTCCTATGATTCCGGTGAAATAAGAAATATAGCAAGTCTAAGAACAAAATGGGAATAATTATTTCACTAATAGGTCACACAGTTTCGGCTGGTGTGGCCTTTTTCTTTTTATCCATGCTTGACAAAATGTAATACAATGTGATACAATAAAACCATCAAGAAATACGGGAGGTGTAATAATGTCTACAGAAAAGGATAGTATGCTTCGGGTAAGGCTTACACAAAGGCAGTCATATGAGTTGGACGCTATCATCGATGAACTTCAAGCACAGATGCCGGAAGCAAGTGTTACCACATCAAGCATAGCAAGATACGCTCTGGAAAAGTATGTGAGCGACCATATCGCCAAGCGTGACGGTACCAAGATTTTTATTGAAGTCAGCACAGCACACGCTACAGAAGAGGATATAAAGAATCTCTACGACCTTATTTCCAGGCTGTTTGATGAAACAAAGGAGAACCACTCACCAATGGTTCATTACATGGTTGGAGAGATTTTAGAGCCTGTGATGATGAAGATGGCAAGACTTATGAAGCTAAAGAAGCCGGAGGTGAAGACAAGTGAGTAAGAAAAAGTACACTGTACGCTGTCCCTATTGTAATCACAGAGTATTTGATGCCGATTACGCTGATATTGAAATCAAATGTCCGGTATGCAAAAAGGTTTTTGAAGTAAAGCTGGAGAAGAAGGCGGGGTAAAAAGTGAATAAATCTGGCACAGAGCCACAAAGGGAGCGAATGACTCACCTATAGAGCCTGGCAGATAGTCTAAAAAACTATTTGTCAGGCTCTTTAAATTTTCTAGCACGACAGGAGGTGAGAAGTTTGGAAATGACAATGATGGACGCGGCATTAAAATATGCAGAAGCCAATATCCCAGTTATGCCTTTACACTGGATTTGTGAGGATGGCTCCTGCTCCTGCAAGGCAGGGAGAAATTGTGACAGCAAGGGAAAGCATCCGTTATATACCGGCTGGTACAAGAATTCCACTACTGATGTTGAGCAAATAAAGAAATGGTGGACAAAAACACCCAATGCCAATATAGGCATTCCTACAGGTGAGAAATCCGACTGGCTGGTGCTTGATGTGGACGATGGTGGCAATGAAACCATATCTGCACTTGAAGCAACACATGGAAAACTTCCTGATACGGTTACTGCTGTTACAGGAAGTGGAGGTCGGCACTATGTCTTTAAATACCCTAAAGGCCGGAGTATTACAAATAAGACCAAGTTTGAACCGGGACTTGATACCCGTTCAACAGGTGGATTGATTGCCGTAGCTCCAAGCATTCATGTAAGCGGTAATCGGTATGAATGGATAAAGGATCATTCTCCCTTTGACAGAACCCCGGCAGAAGCTCCGGAGTGGTTATTAAAGCTCATGGAAAGGGAGGAAGTATTGCTTACACCCTTTGAAGGTAGCAGTATTATTGCCGAGATTAAGGAAGGAAACCGCAACAGTACCCTGACAAGCCTTGCAGGAACCATGAGGGCAAGAGGAATGACAGAAGAGGGCATCTATGCAGCGCTGCTTGCCGAAAACAAAGCCAGATGCAATCCTCCGCTTGATGAGGAAGAGGTAAAGACAATAGCGCACAGTGTCAGCCGATACCAGCCAAACCCTCCGATGAAGAAGCATTACCACAGGACAGACAGCGGTAATGCAGAAAGGCTGCGTGACCGGTTTGGTTCAATCATAAGGTATTGTCCGGCTTTCAAGTACTGGCTGGTATATGACGGCTGTTGCTGGAGGAAAGAAACCGGAGAACTTATGCAGTTTGCTATAAAAACAGCAAGGGATATGCTCACAGAGGCAAGCCGGATAGAAGATGAAGCCACGAGGAAAGAATTAGTGCGCCATGCCATGCAGTCTGAAAACGCAGGCAGGCTTAAAGCCATGAACGATGTGGCTTCAAACCTTGAAGGCCTGATAATAATGCCAGATGAGCTTGATTCTGATATATGGAAGCTGAACTGTAAAAATGGTGTTGTAGATTTAAAGACAGGGGAACTTCTACCCCATAAGCGGGAGTACTATATGAGCAAAATCTGTCCTGTTGAATATAAACCAAGCAGCAAGGCTCCCAGATGGATGGATTTTCTGAATACCATTACGGGAGGAAGCAAGGAGCTTGTAAGGTACCTTCAAAAGGCTGTAGGTTCATCTTTAAGCGGGGATATTTCAGAGCAGGCTCTATTCGTCCTTTATGGAACAGGCGCAAACGGAAAGAGCACATTTCTAAACACCATCTCCGACCTGTTGGGAGATTATGCAAGAAACACTCCGTCCGAAACCTTTATGGCAAAAAGGATAGAAGCGATAGGAAATGATATTGCGAGATTACAGGGAGCAAGGCTTGTAACTGCCATAGAAATAAATGAAGGGCAAAGGCTGTCAGAGGCATTAATCAAGAGTTTCACAGGCGGAGACAGAATCACAGCAAGGTTCCTATATGGAGAATATTTTGATTTCCAGCCGCAGTTTACTCCGTTTCTCGTAGTAAACCACAGGCCTGTCATAAGGGATACCAGTCACAGTATTTGGAGACGCATTAAGCTGATTCCCTTTACCGTTACCATTCCAGAGGAAAAAAAGGATAAGCAGCTACCGACAAGGCTGAGAGAAGAGCTGCCCGGCATATTGTCATGGGCAGTAGAGGGTTGCCTTTTATGGCAGAAGGAAGGACTTGAAATGCCTGATGAAGTCAAAGAAGCTACAGAAGGTTACCGGGAGGAAATGGATACCTTCTCAAGTTTTATAGAGGAATGCTGCATTGTGGAGGAAGGCAGGAAAGTCTCTAATAGAAGCATCAGGTACGCTTATGAAACATGGTGCCGGGAAAATGGAGACTACCCTCTTGGACAAAAGCTATTCAATGCAAAAATGACGGAGCGCGGCTTTGCTGTCAAACGCAGCGGAGCCAATGGCAGCAGGGACTGGCATGGCATTGGTCTTGTTGAGGAGGCGATACTTTTGTGATTACTGACGACTGACGGCTTCTGACGTCAATTCCGTAAATTTTTATATATATTTTTTCTTATGTGAAATTTATGAAAAAAGAGTCAGTAAGAGTCAGTACGTCAGTAAACTCTCAGTACCCTGATGCAGAGGGGTAGGGGGAGGTCAAATCTCTACAGTAAAGCATAAGGACAACGGGTTGGCAGTGCCACGCAAAAAGTCGCAGTTTCAAAGGGGGTATATGCCCATAATTCTTTAAGTTTAATCGAACAGGAGGATTATCATGAGATTTATCGCAGATATGGTACAGGAGAAAAAGCAATTGGTAGAAAAAGCAGAAGCAATTCTTAACGAAGCGGAAAAGGCAGGTGGAAGCTTGACAAAGGAACAGGAAAGAGAGTTTGACCGCTATACAGACAAGATAAAGAGAATCAATGATGAAATTGATGAAGAGTTATTAAGAATCAGAACTTCGGAGACGATCCTAAACACACCACATAAGATAAACCATTGTGTGGATGAGGCACAACCTCAAGTGTCAGCGACGATAGTATCAAAGTCCTATCGTGGTATGTTCTACGGAAATGAAACAGTTAGCTTAAGCAACAACGGTTTTCATTCCATGAATGAATTCTTAAAAACTATGCACCTGGGAAGGGCTGACCAAAGGTTGCTTAATTCGAGCATGGTAGAAGGAATTCCAGAGTTCGGTGGTTATTCCGTACCGGAAGAATACGGAGCCTTTCTGATGGATAAATCCTTGGAGAACGAAATTATCCGTCCAAGAGCCACAGTGTGGGCGATGGGCAGTGAAACCAAGAAAATACCAGCCTTTGATGGAGCAGATAGAACCAATAACCTATTTGGAGGTATCTCCGGTGAATGGCTGGAGGAAGGGCAGACAGGTACACGTAAGGCAGCTAAGCTTAGGCTGATACAGGTTACAGCAAAAAAGCTGGCTTGCTTTAGCCAGGCATCCAATGAGCTGATTGCAGATGTATGTCCTTTGAGGAAATGCTAGCGGGAGCACTGATAAAAGGTATCGGCTGGTACATGGACTATGCCTTTATTAATGGAACTGGTGAAGGTCAGCCACTTGGTATTCTTAATGATCCTGCATTGATTACTGTCAGCAAAGAGACTTCACAAGTAACAGCCACAATCACCTATCAGAACGTGGTAAATATGTTCTCGAGGCTTGCTCCATCTTGCTTTACCAATGCAGTATGGCTTGCCAATCCCTCTGTAATTCCGCAACTACTTACAATGACTATCACCATTGGCACTGGTGGTGCTCAAATCCCTGTGTTCAAGGAGGAAGCGAGTAGATTTACCTTACTTGGTAAGGAAATCATCTTTACCGAGAAATGCCCTGCACTTGGTGCTAAAGGAGATTTAATTCTTGCAGACCTCTCCCAGTATGCCATCGGTATGAGAAAAGAGATTGCACTTGACCGTTCCAATGTCCCAGGCTGGATGGAGGATATGACCGACTACAGGGTGATAGTGCGTGTAGATGGTCAGGGAACCTGGGATAAACCTATAACACCGAAAAACGGAGCAACACTCTCATGGGCAGTAGCTCTGGAGGCAAGATAGTCTACCCAAATTTGAGACAAAGCAACCATTGAATCCAGTTTTAGGGTAAATGAGTGAATGCTTATTTCATTGCCACAGAAACAAAATTGAGGCTAAGCAATACTTAGGGTGAGACCGCTCAAAAATGAGCGGACTGAAAATTCTTCTCCTGCTGAGAAAAGCATTGACATGGACAGTGTTCAACCTCAGAAACCCTTAGAAATATTGCATTTGGAAGCATAATTGACTTGCTATATCAGCGGTTCAGAGTGATGAATGTTACTGCGGAATGAAGGCTTTAACCGTAGGAAGGGGTGAAAGCGTGAGAGCAAAGATTACCACAACCATAGAGGAAGTCTTATTGAACAAAGCTAAGGAACTTGCCGAGCAAGAAGGTTTGGCTGGTGCCAATGCCATTATTGAAAGAGCGCTGGAGTTGTATTTTACCAGTATTCAAAGTGAAGTGTGGGAAAAATCGTTGTCCAGCGGCTGGATAAAGAAGCTGGTTCTCAAAGGGGATTCAATTCTGTACGAAAACATCAAGTGCAGGAAAACTTTGGAGAACTGCAGGCCGGAAGATTACACACAGGAAAAATTAAAAGCAAAAGGCTGGAAGAAGGTTTAGCCGCCGGGGAAAAGACCTCTGTATTGCTCCCTGAAACGTAAAAGCGTAGGTTGCAGCCGTAAGCTTTGTTTGAAACAAAAGGGGCAAGTAAAGAGGAATTTGAAAGGCTACTGCAGTTATCAATACAGAAATTTATTGGTCAGAAGCATTAACAAATCTATGTCCAAGCGAAGCAGTAAAAGAACATTAAGAAATTTGAACTAAGGCTCGTGATGCCTGAAATCATGTAATCTGTCACACCAGGAATAGATAGGTTGGCGTTCCCTTGCGAGTATTAAGGTTAAGGGACACTTCTTTACAAGAAATGTCCCTAATCGAATCTAACGCTCTTAAATTGAGGTTGCCGGTATGAGTGGTGGAGACATTGGAAAAAGGAGAGGATAGACATTTATCATAAACGAAACACCTGCTTTGTTGGAATTGATATGCACAAGGACGCACATTGTGCAGTTGTTATAGATTGCTGGATGAATAAACTGGGTGAGATTAACTTTGAAAACAGACCATCCAGATACCCTGCATTCGTTGAGGATGTTAGGAAGATTTGCGGGACAAAGGAAATTGTATTCGGACTTGAAGATACCAGAGGCTTTGGCAGAAACCTTGCTGCCTATCTGGTCGGCAGGAAGTTTGAAGTCAAGCACGTTAACCCTGCCTATACAAGCGCTGTAAGGCTTGCAAACCCTATCATTTACAAGGATGACTCCTATGATGCCTATTGTGTGGCAAGGGTTCTCCGGGATATGGTAGACACTCTGCAGGATGCCAAACATGAGGATATATTCTGGACAATACGGCAGATAGTTAAAAGGCGGGATTTGATTGTAAAAAGTAATGTGATGAACAAGAACCAGCTCCACAGCCAGCTTGCTTATAGCTACCCGTCTTACAGGAAATTCTTTGCCATAATTGATTCCAAGAGTGCCTTATGTTTCTGGGAGAACTACCCGTCACCAGAGTATATATGGAACACAACACCGGAAGAAATATATCACACAATAAAGCCGGTGCATCAGGCACTTAAAATACAGCGCATTCATGAGATTATATCCATGATTGAAAGGGATGGAGACACAAGAAAGGACTATCAGCCCGAAAGAGATTTTATAGTCAGAAACATCGTAAAAGATATCAGGCACAACAAGGAATTGATTGCCGAAATTGACGGTGAACTAAGAAAGCTGATACCTTTGACAGGCTATAAGCTACATACAATGCCGGGAATCGACCTTGTTACAGAAGCGCAGATTATATCTGAAATCGGGGATATTAACCGCTTCCCAGACTCAGACAAGCTGGCTCGGTTTATGGGCTTGGCACCGGTGCAATTCAGCTCTGCCGGAAAGGGTAAAGACCAAAGATGCAGGAATGGCAACAGGGCACTAAATGCGATATTTCACTTTCTCGCAATCCAGATGGTAGCAGTATCGGCGTCAGGAAAGCCAAGACACCCGGTATTCAGGGAGTATTTTGAGCAGAAGGTTAAAGAGGGCAAGAACAAGCCACAGGCGCTTGTGTGCGTGGCAAGGCGGCTTGTGAGGATAATTTACGGTATGATGAAAACCAAGACGGAATACAGGCCATATGAAAAGGTTGATGACAAGAACTGATTTCATATTCTGGAAGCAAAGCAATGGAAGATAATTCTTTTTTGATTGAGATATGGTAACAGGAATTATATAATAGTTATAGTCCTTGTAGTGAGGGAACGCGTAGTACTATATCAGATGAAACGCTAAAATGGTTGAACAAGGGTGATGCTGATAATGTTGTGTATTATGGCGTAAAAGATGGTGAAGCTGTTTATACTGGTATCACGAAACAGGATTTAGCAAAACGTTTGTATCAGCATAACTATGGTCCGAAAGGAAAAGGCTTAGATTATCTTGAAGAGAAAGTTTCGGGATTAACGAGGAATCAAGCACGTGCTATTGAACAATATTTAATTGAAAATGGTCCAGCAAATGCAATGAATCAAATTAATAGTATTAGCCCTAATTCACCATATTACAACGAAGCACTTATATGGGCGAAGAACTTTTTAAATGGATTAAAGTAGGAGGATGGTATGATAAATAATCTAAAAGACATGAATGAAAATCCTATTTCCTTAAGGTGGAAAAAGAGGTTTGCTGAATTACCAGAAGATATCCAACTTAAAATTAAAGAGTTGGATAATAAAGATCCCAAAGAGTACCAATTAAAAGTAATTAAAAAAACGAAATGTAAACCAAAAGAAGGTGATATATTTCTGGTTAGTCCCAGGGAAGGCATCTATTTCTATGGTCGAGTGTTTAAAGCAGAAATAAAACACATAGCAAATGACACTTTTATAAATGGTAAAAATGCAGTGTTTATTTTCAAATGTAAAACAAGAACACTTGATTTATCAAACTATTTACCAAACTATGAAGAACTGATTATTGATCCAGTAATAGTTGATGATATTTACTGGAGAAAAGGTTTTTTTTATACAATCGCTAATATTCCAATTGATGATTATGAAAAAGAACTTGACTATGGGTTCTACAGTATTGGAAAAGGTAAATACTTCAAAGAAGATGGCCATGAACTTATGCATCAACCACAAATTCTTGGAACATATGGAATCGCAACAATTATTGGAATTGCTCGCAATATTGAAAAAGAGTTGATAATTAATCCGAATCTTCTAAAGTTTGATTAATTATTTATTGGTCGAACAGACTTTATTGACATATCCTTTTTCAATGTTATATCAGCGGACACTATTAAGACATACGCAGGTATATGAAGTTTAATTGAAGCAAAATGCATTACCCGGCAAGCTAATATAACGGCAAGTCGGGTTTTCTTTTATTCACGCTTGACAATATGTAATACGTCGTGATACAATAAAACCAAAAGAAATACAGGGGGTGCAATAATGTCTACAGAAAAGGATAGTATGCTTCGGGTAAGGCTTACAAAAAGGCAGTCGGATGAATTGGACGCTATCATTAATGAGCTTCAGGCTCAGATGCCGGAAGCAAGCGTTACCACATCAAGCATAGCAAGATACGCTCTGGAGAAGTATGTGAGCGACTATATCGCCATGCGTGATGGAACAAAGATTTTTATTGAAGTGTCAACCGCAGATGCCACAGAAGAGGACATAAAGAATCTATATGGCCTTCTTTCCAAATTGTTTGACGAAACAAAGGAGAATTACTCACCAACGGTTCATTACATGCTTGGAGAGATTTTAGAGCCTGTGATGATGAGGATGGCAAGCCTCATGAAGCCAAAGAATTTGGAGGTGAAGGCAGGTGAGTAAGAAAAAGTACATTGTACGCTGCCCTCACTGCAATCACAGAGTATTTGATGCCGATTACGCTGATGTTGAAATCAAATGCCCGGTATGCAAAAAGGTTTTTGAAGTAAAGCTGGAGAAGAAGGCGGGGTAAAAGTGAATAAATCTGGCACAGAGCCACAAAGGGAGCAGATGACTCACCTATAGAGCCTGGCAGATAGTCTAAAAAACTATTTGTCAGGCTCTATTTATTGTATCCAATACAATAAAACCACCTGCTATGCAGGTGATTCCCAGTAGGCTTTAGCTTTAAGTTAAAACCTCCTATGTTAGCATGAAAGTGGGTTTGCCAACCACAAAAAATAACATAGGAGGTTATCCGAAATGGATATGAATAATTATTGACGAAAAGGATATTAAAGAAGTAGACTTAGGACAGGCAGCAAAGACAGCAGCAGTAGCCGGTATCAGCGGAGCCGTAGGTTACACCATAGGAGAAGGAATAAAAAGAGTAGGAAGCAACCTGAA